GTATTATATAGTCATTATCTTTTGATGTCAAGCTTCCATTCATGAAAGTAATTGATGGCTAAATTAAACCAGATGCCTGCCGAGAAACCCCAGATAGCAGCCGCCAAGATAATATCAGAACTCACCGCAATGTAAGAACAAAGAAGAGAGATACAAAGATCCAAAATAGCCAAGAAAAGCGGGTTCATGCCACACTCCAGATAATATCCATTTCAGTTTCGATATGTTCAAGCCCATCATATTCTTCGATACGGTAGCGAGTACCAGCCAGAAGATCCTCGACTACAAGTTTTGCACACATACCATTGGCCTTGTCGCCAAGTTCCTCGACAACTTGCACAAGAACAGGATCGGTGCGATTGTCACCAAGGTCATACTCAGAGTATTCTTCACCTTCAGGTGAAACTACATGACCAGTTGACCAGCGAAACTCTTCTTTGTCAGCACGCCATTCCCAACCCTTGATCTCTGCGTATCGGCGCATCGCGGCCGCAGAGAGACCAAAGCCACCAAAACATGCGTTATAAACAACCTTAGTCATCTTACGACCTTTCGATTTTGTCCAGTAAATCTTCTAACCACTCGGCCTCATTCGTCTTGGCACAATCAATACCAAGATCAAAGTCATCACTAGGATCAACCTTGACAGATAGTGTGCGACGAACATCTTTGAGACGCAGATACAGGATCTCTTTCAGTTCCGTATAGGCTTTTTCGTAGTCTTTAGGCAGGAAGTCATTGGTCATTCCAGTAGCCTTTCTCAATTCCATAATACCATATTGACCACATTATAGCATAACCGGTGGTCAAGGCAAGCAGAGGGCCAAACAGAATGAACAGGTCAGATGTGGTCATCACTTCACCTCAATAGCTTCGATGGTGTCTTCAGCCTGCATGTACCAATTAGGAGCAGTTAGGCTTGTATTCTTTCTGTTAATCTCTCGAATACGATTTTCCGCTTCTTCATAAGTATCGTAGGTTTCAGTCCAGTATTCTTGTCCCCATCCACGCTCCGATTCCACGATAGAGATTTGATACTTGACAGTCATCTTACCTCTCCTTAGTTAGATGTAGCAAGGTGCATGATATCACTTGCGAGCGGTCCATTGAACATCTCGGTCAGATCATCATAAATGCCGTCGAAAGAAAAGTAGCCGTTACCGCAATGACGGTTCTCGGCAATCTGCTTCAGGCGATACGACATATCTGCCGTGAAATCAACATAAGTGAGAGTGGCATCCAGAAGAGTGCGGTACATTTCGTAGGCATAATCGGTTTTCATACCATTTCTCCTTACACGATGTCGTAGGCGTATTCACCTTCGGTGATCTTCGACACGATTATATGACCAAGACCACAGAGTTCACAGAGGCGATGAAACACCTTGCGAGCCTCATCTTCGTTGGTCTTCAAGAAGAGAGTGCCGCTATAAAACTCTGCATAGTAGTCATTCTTTTCGAGTGTATCAGCAACCGCTTGAAGCACCTGTTTTTCGATGTTCATCATGTTACTTCTCCAGAATGTAGGGTTTGTCCCATTTACCGATATTCACATCAACATACCAACCAACGTCGAAGTAGTCGGTCTGAATGTCTGAATTATCGTGATTGCCATCATTCAAAGCACGAAGGACTTCATCAAGAAACTTCTTGATCACCTTGTCACCGAAGTGGCTGCTGTAGTGATAGGGGTTCACCGAGATGTAGGTCTGCGAGAGAGTAGCTCCGCGCCATGTTGGATCGTTACTCACAGTCTCGTTGAAGTCTTTGATAAAGTCAAGAGTACCAGACTTGATATTGAGAACAAGGGTCATGTGATTACGAACAGCGAGAGTGCCCTTAACACCATAACGCTTGAGGATCGACTTGACGGCGGGAGCGATCTTCGCCTTGCGCTCTTGTGACATATAAGCCATGATCTATTCTCCTTAGCGGTTCTTGAGGACTTGGTTGCAGGCGTCACCGAGAATTTCGATACGCAACTCGGTCTTTTGATCTTCAGGAACATAACGGTCGATTATCTGGGCCAGATAGGCTGAAAGATAACCAGTTGTGTAGGCATAGCTGCCTTGGCGGAGAAGGGCGTCGACCAACTTGTCAACAGTCTCTTGCGTCTTAGTCATATTGACTCCTTATCGTTTGAACAAACCAGAATTGCGGAGGGTGATTGCCTTGGCGCCCTTGTTGGCGACAGAGCCAGAAACGTTGAACGTCTTGATCGTCTTGCGACCAGGCTTGACAAAGGTCACCTGACCACCTTTAGCAACAAAGGCTTTGACAAGGGCTGCGGCCTCGGCAGCTTGGGCTTCACGCTTCTGGAGCAAATTCTCGTAGGTCATTTCCGATCTCCTGTTCTCAACTTATGGATACAATATACAGGAGCCACGGATAGGGTCAATAAAAATCGGCAGAAATCTTCTAATACTTTAGTCTAATGTTGCAAAAATGCCACACCAGGAACCAGTGGTTTTACGCGAATTTCCGTGTAAATTCTTCGTTAACATTTGTAACAGACTGTGTAACACTCTGGAGCATGAAGGAAGGCGTAAAACCAGCAAAACCACCACCATCATTATAGAAAGAAGCCATGTCCATGGCCTCGTCTTCAAAATAGAACCTTTCGATGACCTGAGCCGTGGCTGTTTCGTAAACTTCCCACAAATAGTCATCATCAACTTTCACAAAGGCGATTGCATATTTCATTAGAACTTTCTCCAATTTGAAACAGGTTGAAGACCAAGAGATTTGGCCGCTTTTTCTTTATATGTTAATACAACGTCAGATGCAATACAGATACGTCTATTCTTTAGATCATCAACTGTTTTCACACCTGAGTCGGCAACAAGAGGACCACCATTTGTTTCGTGCATCATCTGAGCAGAGAAAACAAAAACTGTACCTTGTTTAGGTTCAAATGACCACGAATAGGAGTTAAAAATATTCCACTCATTTCTACTATTGTTGTGCATAATGCAACCTGCAAAAGGCTCCATGTTAGGATCATAGTTATAAAAAACTATATTTTGTTTGTTATTTTCTGGTGTGTTTACATAATATGTTATAGATAGGTGAGCATCTCTATGTGCGTGTTTTGGTGTCGATCTTTTTTCAAGTACATTCAACCAAGACTTAACAACGTTGATATCAAAATTATCATCAACACGCAAAGCATCTAGATATTCTTTCACACAATTAGACATGAAAGCATATAGTTCTTTAAAATCAGGTTCATGATGAATTGACACATGACCTGTTGACTCTTCTGAATAACCATCTTTGTTGAAATATTTCAAACCATCTTTCATGAAAATGCCTTTTAGCTTCTCATGATCAGGATAATGAAATTCACCCACAAGCACTGGGAAGAGAGCGTGTGCAATCACACTAGTTCCTCATATGTTGCTTCAAAGATATCTGCTTTGCAAGGATAAAACTCACCTTTTATACCTTGAATGATATAATCACCAATACGAGCTTTCATGATACCTTCAATCGTATAAATGTCGATCCATGTTTCAAAAGCTTCATTTATACGAATAATACCATTAGACCATTTGGCAAGGTCATCCATGTTATCTTCTGTAAGTATTCGTGCTTCAACTATGACTGGCTTCTTACGATACTTCATCACACCACCTTTAGTTTTTTAAATTTGTCGCGATTATTAAAGTTACCTTTTTCAAACACAGGAGTTTGACCACTATCAATAATATCTACCTGAGCCGCATCTTCTACATCGTAAAGTCTCATCTTCGCTCTATCAATACCAATAACAAATCTCTTGTTTGATGTTGGATCATTATAGCGGTTCTTCAATTGCTTCACTTGAATTTGATTTAGCTGCTCAAGAGTTTCATTGGTGATCAACGCAAACATCAAGTCTGCGGTGGCTGGGAGACCGAAGGACTCTGAGGTGTCGGTGAGTTCAACGTCTGAGCTTGCGTATCCGCTTCTGGTTGTTTGAGTGGCACTAACAAGAGGTACGTTGAATTCCACAGCAAGTCCTCTAAGCTCTTCGGCGATTGATTTGATGTAGGTGTATGAGTTGACATTTCCGCCTGCCTTAATTCTGCTGCTTGAGCAGATGTTGAGATAATCAATATAGATGATGTCGGGAACAAAACTGCGCTTGAGACGCAATTCGTTCAGTAGATTTCTAAAGTGGTTTGCACCTGCGGCCGCTGTTGGGTATTCTTTGATGATAAGTTTACCATGAGCCTTTGCTTTGGCCGCTTCAATCTTCTTATCATACATGTCTTTGCTCATCTTCTCAAGATCAGCGATATCTACATTCAGAAGGTTTGCGTCAATACGTTCTGCAATCTTTTCTTCTGACATTTCCATGGTGATATACAGAACATTGAAACCAGCCGAGATGTTTGCAGCCGCACAATGACACATGAACAATGACTTACCAACACCAGTGCCAGCAAGAGCAATATTCAAAGTCTTCTTAGGTAAACCTTCTTTGGTGATTTTATTAAAGAACTCAAGATCGAATGGAATCTTTTCTTCAACACGGTGATAAAACTCGAAACGGTCATCAGCATTATCAAAGTAATCATGACCAATGTTTGGATCAAAAGATACAGATAGAGCCTCTGTGAGAAGAGATGGAATGGCACCTTTTTGTAGAGTACCATTCTTATCATTCATAATCTCAATAGCCTTCATCATCGCTTGATAAATGGCTTTTTCTTGACAAAACTCTTCGGTTGATTTTAGCAGCCAATCTTCATTGGACTTTTCTGAGAAATCAAAAGAAGCCAAGGCGTTTTTACACGCCTTAGCCTCATCTTCCGAAACACCACGAAGGGCATCAATATCAATCGTCAGAGCTTCAACAGTGGGTCTCTGATTATACTCTGCAATGAATTGATTGATCTGTGAGAAAAGTATCTTGTCTTCACCAGAGAAGTATTCTTCTTTGATGAATGGAAGAACTTTACGGCAGTAATCCTCGCTGCTGAGTAGGTTCTTCAGAATAGTTTTTTCCAGTGTCATCCTTCTCAGTCTCCGCAGCTTCAAGTATCATATGATTAAGAATTAGTCCAATATGGTTAGTAAATCTCTGGTCGTTCCTTAACGAAGTTTCAGAAAAGTTACCTGTGTCGAGTAGATCATAGAGGAATTGAAGAACAGCCTCACCATCATCTTTCTCTTTGACACCAACCTTGACATAACGATATATAACATTTTTATAAGGCCCTGTCAAGACTTCAATTGGTACCGTTTGAACATCATCTGTTTTTACTAAATCATCACGAAAGCGGAAATCATTTTGTTCAATCATGCTGCGTCTTCCTCTTCTACTTCAACAGCAGTCTCACCACCATAAAGAAACTCTTTCTGGCAGGCTTCGTCAATCAGTTGAAGGATATCTTGGGTGAAATACTTTTCAGGATTCTTCTTGATCTGGCTTTCAAAGGCCTTCTCACCATTAGGCAATTCATAGCGAGTAGATACTTTCTTGAAGATGCCTGCTCTTTCCGCGATATCAAGTAGACCATAATAAGGGTCAAGACCCTTGGCATAGTTTAGCCAAGTTTCAACCTTCTTATCTTCGATTGTCAGACGAGCCTTCTTGGTGTGTGCGGTGATTACTGCACCAGTACGACCGTCATCATCATCAAGTGTCTTGTCTTTCTTCTTTGAGAGGAAGATGATTGTGGATGCGGCATACTCAAGCCCAGAACCACCGCCCATCTTCTTTGTTGGCATATATGCACCAACAACATCATAGATGTGATTTGTGACAATCAGAGGAACATTGGCCTTACCAAGCTTGAGAGTAAGAACACGGAAAGCACCGCGAATAAGTTGCGCTCTTGTCATATCACGGGTGTCTTTACCATCCGCAATATCTTGCATTTCTTTCTCAGTTGAGAGATTGCCGAGTGAGTCAAGCACGAACATCATAGGCAACTTCTCACCTTTCTGTTCAAGATACTTGTCGAGGATCTTTACGGCCTGTGTACGAAACTCTTGAATGGTCGCAACAGGCATGATAGCAATGCGCTTCACGTCCACACCACGATCTTCAAGCATTTGCTTTGAGATAGCAGATTCAGATTCAAAGTAGAATACAAAGCCTTTTGGATTGTCTTGTAAGAATTGTCTTACAATATTGATTGCATAGAATGTCTTGCCTGTAGAAGGTTCACCTGCTAGAGCGGTAACTTTATTCCCAGGAAGCCCTCCAAAAATGGACCCAGAAAGTAGAGCGTTAAGACTATAGCTGCCAGTTCCAATAAAACCAGAAACATCCCCAGCTTCAATACCTTCTTCAACAATGCTCGCATATTCATTACCAGTTTCCTTTATGAGTGATGCAAATATGTCTGTCATAAGTTTCTCCTTACTTACCCAGCCTCACGATATCGTTTTCTTCGGTAATCTCACCGCATTGAACTTCGATTATGATTAACTGGATGTTTGAAATGTTGGTGATTTTATGTACTGCACCAATTGGTACCACAAAGGTATCACCTTGTTTTACCTGAAACGTATCACCATCAAGTCGAACTTCACCTCGACCCTGTGTGATGGCCCATGTCTCACTTCTATGTATGTGATATTGAAGTGAGATACTCTTATTCGGCTCAACAATAAGTCTTTTTACTTTATACCATGGACCTTGATCAATGACTTCCCAAGTTCCCCATGGTCGTTGACAAAAGGTTTCACTCATGAAAAGAATGCCTCCAAACTACTGACATGCTCAGTCTTCCATCCGATACTATCAAGCACAATCTTCAAAGGCTCAACGAAAGACTTTTCATATTGTGTATCATAGTCGATAAACTTCACAATGTCAAGCTCTTTAGGTATAACATTAGTAAAAGAAATGATATCACTTTGAATGGTGTTTGGTTCTTTCAGATAGATGAACTTGATCTTCTCACCTTCCTTGATAAGCTCATACTTCTTATCTAGCTTGTTCTTACTGATAAGGTTGTTATAGATCAAAGAACCACGAACATGGATGGGTGTGCCTTTGTCAAAGATAGCACCGTTCTTGCCTTTGTACTTGGTGAGACCATTCACACCGCGAGGAAAAGCAATATTAACAGGCTCAAGTGTGCGAAACTCTTTGCGGAACTTTTCGATGAACTCAATGACCGCAGCTTCATCTTTGTTAAAGATGATATCAATGGCTTCCCAAAGTTTCTCTTTACAGGCCGAAGGCGTAGATGACTTGATCATCTCAAGACCCATCACCTTCAATTTAGGCTTTGCGTATTGCACACCT